GGAACTTAATTGCTTGTGATTCTGGTATTGTTATCATTCTCCTAAAATTACTATTTGTGCTTTTCCATCTAAGTCATTATAAAAAACGCTTTTTATTAAGCCTTCTCTATAAATGCTATCATTTGTCTTTTTGAATTGTACTTTGTCTATATTGCTATCAATTAATGAATTGAATTTTGTCCTACTCATATATTCATAAAATTCGTAAACCCTAAATATTCTATTATTTGCAGTATTATCTATATTTATATTAGATAAGTGTTCTGTAACTATCCAAGGTACAGATATATTACCTTTTATGTTATTCCTAAACTTATTCATGTGCCTATAAATTTTATGATAATTAGTATAGTGCATATTATAAGCATAAGAAACTCTGTTAGGCAAACCAGCAGAAGGGTTTCCAGCAAAAAATACAGAATCTACATCTCCATTGTTTTCTATTATATAATATTCATTCTCTTTATCTGCTTTAAATGGAGTTTTTAAATCTTCAAATATTTGCCAAGCACCTATCACAAAATCATTTTTAGCATCAAAATTCTGACCAAGACCACAAAATTCACTTGCAAATGTAAATTCACTTGAACCTAAGTTGTTTGTTGTAGTTTCTCCAGTAGTTATTGAATTAGCTGTATTTTCTTCATCAAAGCTTACCTTTAAATCTTGAGCATTATCAAATGTCATATTTACTGGTGCATTAGCAAAATATTGATAATCTTCAACTCTAAAATCAATTCCTCCTTGATTATTATAAGAAGCTATAAAATATACATTAAATAATTTATGCAATTCAGACATTAATGTTTTAAAGCTAACACTAAATCTTGCTTTATCATTTTGTGCGTGTAATAATCTATAATTACTAAGACAAGGCACATTACCCCCATCTTCAAAATCTTGTATTTTAGTGAATCCTAATGTTGCAGTTACATCAAATGAATTAATAGAAGTGCTTAATATTTCAATAGGAAGATTACTATATAGTCTTATTTTCTTATTAGCGTTATCAGTAGTAAAGTAATAAAAATCTCTATGGTCTAAATCATTTTTAAAAGCATTTTGTACATAATCGAAATTTGCTGCAACTGAACCTAAGTGTAATGAAAAAGGCATCATATAATAACCCACAATAAACAATTCTGTTGCTCCTCCTACTATTATAGGATTTGTAGTTATTGTTTGTCCTTGAAAGTTTTTATATACTATTGTAGCATCTATAAGTTGCGACATATCCCCAGTAAACTCTAAATCGTATATACAATCATTTACTGCTTTTGCTAAAAATGTACTTTGTACATTCACATCTAACCCAGTAATAGATTCTAAAACAACTCTTAACGCTTCAGTATAATCATATATAAAAACACCAGTATATGGAGTTGCTAATGGGGAACTTAAATTTACAGTCAATTCATTGATTGGAGTTATACCATTATTGTATAATCCGATTGTAGTTTGTAAATCTATATCAGCTTCAGAATTTCTTACCATTAAAGCAAGAGGGCTATTGTCCTCTACTGTGCAAGTTGCTTCCGATGTAGATTCATTAATTTCAACAGAGCCTACTTCTATAATACCATCAAATACATCTACCCAAATATTATTGCAATTTTCTTGTACTTTAATAGATTTAGTGCAAGAATCAATATTATCTTGAAAATCTCTAATAATACAATATCCATCGCCTACAAATACTAAGTCATAAGAAGATATAGAGTAAATACCATAAAGGTCATTATCTCTTTTAAACTCCTTTTGGAACATATCTAAGCCATTTGGTATATTCTTTAATAAAATATTATCTAAGTAAACTCTATAATTTTTCAATTCCAGCTTCTCCTATTTCTTTTTGATGATTTATTATCTGATAATGAACTTATTAATACTCTATTTAATCTATTAGATTTAACTAATTCTCCTACAATCTTCTTGTCGCTAAAGTTATCATTTCTAATAAATGTGCTTTGTTGGTTAAGTTTTAAAGATGTTTCCCATTTACGATTAACTTCATTAATAGCTGGGTTAATATAATTCATAGCTAAATGTCTATCTAAATCGCCACCAATCCAAGCCTTTGCAAGGCCTTGTCTTTCCATATTAGCCTTAGCTGGGATAACTGCTTCATTAGGCATTAACATAGCACTCACACTATCCCTACCAGCAATACCACCAGTTACTCTATCTGTACCCTTAGCATAAAACTTAGGTAATGGTTGAGAAGCTGCAAAAGAATATTGAACAAGTCCTTCTGCTGCTGCTAAAGCTGCTGGAACAATACCTGCTGGGAAACCAAGTTGTGCAAATGTCTTAATAATAGATAATGCAGTATTTACACTAATTTGAGCTAAATCAGATTGCCTTTGAGCTTCAGCATTTCTATTCATTATATCTGCTTTTCTCTTTGCAAATTCTTCTTCTGATATTATTTTCTTTTCTTTTAATGCTTCAAGGTTTGATATTTCTGCGTTAGCGTTAGCGTTAGCATTATCTCTTTGTCTTTGGAATATTTCATTAGAAGCAGTTTGGGCTATTTGAATTGAAGCCATTGTAACTTCTTCTTCTATTTTTTGTTTCTCTTTAGCATATTTTCTATCATTAGCTAATCTAAGAAGTCTTAATTTATCTTCTGCTGCTAATAATTTATCTCCATAATCTTCTCCAGCGGCTATTGCTGCTTTATAAACCGCAATATCGCCTAATATTTCATTTTCATTTTCAATGTCTAATTGTGCTTGATTATCTCCAGCTTGTTCTTTTCTTCTTAGATAAAATTCCTTGTTAGCTGAAAGTTTATCTTCAATAGCTTTTTTATCTTCCTTTCTTCTATCTTTTAAATCATCACTTGATTGTTTACCTATTTCGGTTAAAAAGTCTTCAGAATCTTTAATAGCAGCTTGAAAGTTTAATTCAGCATCTTCTCCAGTAAGAACACTAAATGCTTTTTCTACATCTTTTACCTTTTGTTCTAATTTGGCTAATAAT